ATCTGAACTGCGATTTGCCCCGGATGACGACGGCGTTTAGTAGCGACAGGTCGAAGTTGTTAGGCACCTCACGTAAGATCTGCTGAATGGGCTTCGACACAGTCTGTAGCTCAACGTCGCCGATACGCGCAGTGCCCTGAATCGGTCGGATGCCGTCGGCTGCGAGAAACAAGATGTCACCGCCGATCTCGATCACGCTGTCGGTTGCGATGCATCCGGTGTTGTTGGCCACCTCACTGAGCACAAAGTCGCTGGTGTTGTTGCCGGTCAGTCGCTTGATGCGGTCGCGGCCAAAGATAAAAAGGCTGTCCCTAAATTTTGCGATTGCGGTAATCGGGAAGCCGACGTTGATTACGTCAGAAAACTTTAGATCGTTGCTGGGTTCTGAAATAATCAGATGGTTAGGATTATCCGTTGAGCCTGCCAGCATCATGTGGTTACGGAAGTCGGCAACCAAGGACGTGCCAATCACATCTGATGTAGAAGTGTACGAATAAAAGTAATTTACCGAGGTGCCACCTACACCTGACTGATTTGCAACCGCCGAGGCCGTTGAAAGATTGAATGTAAATCCGTTGACCGATGTGACCGTAGCCACAGTAAAGTCGATGCTGTTAGCTGTCTGGCCGCCAAGATCGACGTTAATGTTACTGAACCGAACGGTCGCACCTGTGCTAAGACCATGCGCCGTTGAAACAACCGCCACCACAGCCGAACCACTCGTCGTCGTGAACGGATTAGATAGCTGATCGCCGGTCTCTGCGGTGGATGTCCCCTGGTTGCTGAAGACCTCAAGGATAGTTGCAGTGCTTTGGCGGAAGGGCCTGTTTACACCATCGACGCCGAAGATGACCTCCTTGCCGGCGAACGAATGCTCGATGGCACGAATCTTATTTACGTTAACAGCCGACCGCGTCTGCACCGAGTTGGCGGTTGAAATGTTCGACCAGCCTACGCCACTTACATGTTCAAAGATCGAGTAGTTGCGGCTAACAGTAAAGTGGATGTTCGCTGCGCTACTTTGCACCGAGGCTACCGAGGCTGCCGATGCGGTGAAGGTAAAAGAGTCTGTCGTCGCTACAGAGGTGACCGTAAACTCTTGATTTAGATTTAGCCCGCCGAGCGTGCTGACGTTCGTAAAAGTGACGAACTCCCCGACTGCCAGGCCGTGGCCCGTAGCCGTAACCGTCACCGTCTGACTGCCGCTGGTCAGTGCAATTGCGCCGACGGTTAGATCAGCCGACGTAGAGTCTACCTCGTTACGACGCGCGGCGTAGACACGGTCTTGATGAATCCAAAGACCCAAGACTTTGCCTGTGCCAGGCACGGTAGGATTGTCTGAGTCGAACGGTGCGAAGCCATTGACGCGCCGGTAGCCACCAAACTGCGATACCTCGAAGTTGGTGAGGCGGATGGCAGCGCCGGGCTGCGAGGCGGCGAGGGTCAGCGGATCTTCGTTTGTGTAGAGGCCGCCCCGTGCAATGATGGTCGCGTCACGGTAATTGTCGACCATCTACTTGTTCCCATGCGGCACATTAATTATGTGACTTACGCGTGTGTCTCGTAGGTCAGTGAATTTGTTGACCAGAAGTTTACGCATGTTCTTGATGCCGTCGTCGAACCGCTGTCGCGCGATGACCGCCTGCTGCGTGTTGTCCCTGAACATGTAGGCGTGATACATCGTGCCATCGAGGACCACAGTCTTGAACGCGTCGGGTACAGACATCGTGTCGCCTGGATTGACTAGGTCCGTCTGGAACTTGAAGTAGTCGTACTCGACGGTGTACGCCTTGTCGGGTCGCGGGCTAAAGCCTACTTTGTTATCAAGCGTCCGGTAGATGTAGCGTGGCGTATCGAAGTCGCCGCTGTTGGCGTTAGCGTCACGTTCGTAGAAGCGCTGGATAAAAGTGTCGAAGTTAATCTCACGTAGACGCCGGGCTTCGATGTTGTCGGCGGTGCTTTTGCGGATACGAAACGAGCCGTAGTCGGCGGTCTTGAGATCACTTTCCAGTGCGTATTGGTCGGTGCCGGTGGCGGTTACGACAGTCGCCGTTTCGTGGTTAAACGGGAACTCAAACTGCTCCTGGCTGATTTCGTGGATCGCGACGTTGACCGCGTCTTTTACCTGTGCGTGGAAGCCGATTGCGGTCAGGAAGTCGGCAGTCGTAAGCTGCACTTCGTTGAGGCGCTTCAGCGCGTCGTTGACCAATGTGATGTACGTTGTTGTCATTTACGCTGCTTTCAGCCACCGCAGTGGCACATCTTCGCCAAGAGTGTAGCTGCCTTTCGCTACGTCTTCGTTCACGACCATGGTGAATACGGTGTTACCGTAGGCGTGAAATTTAATCTTTTTTTCGCGCCCCAAGATCTGGATGACCTTCGCAGCCTCTTGCGCCATGCCAAGGTATTCAGTGGTCGAAGGGTATCGCTGTGTTTTATCGGCGCTTTCGACGGTAATGTGTTGGGCAGATGGGTTAGCGTCGATATTGTTGCGGTTGATATTTTTAATTAGTTGTCCGTCAGGATCGTTCTGATAGCCGCAATCGAAGCCAACCACATGAATTTCTTTGTAGCCAAGCCACGCGCACAAAAAGAATGCCTGGATGGTGCTGTTCGAGCCGCCCGCAATCACGGGGTCTGGCATCCAGTTGACCGAGGAGATGGTGTTGAACTTGTAGACTTTGCAACCACGGGCAGTTGCAAACACCTCGGGCTTAACCTGCGTAGATAATAGGTACGCAGTCTTTTTGTTTTTGAAGATACGGTTCGGTTCGTTGTCGCCCGCATCTACGTGAATACAGTAGGTCGGCGTTACACCGATGCCGTCTAAATATTCGACGGTCTTAGATGCGAAAATATCCCCTTTCCATTCGCGGATAAGAGGATGAAACTGTCGGATAGATGGCCCGCCGCCGCAGATAAGAACTTTGTCCTTGCGTTTGCGCGCACCGTTTTTTAGTTTTGTAATCCACGGTGCTGGGTCGTCTTTATTAATTTCGTAATGTGATTTCAACTGCTCGTCATCGACGGAGCAGACCAGCTTAATAGCCATCTAACCTCTTCAGGAAAAAGTGGGAGGCCCCAGGATAGAGGCCCCCCGTCGCTAATTAAGCGAGTGTGTCACGGTCCACTTCATTCGGACCCAGCTTCGCCGTCATGTCGGTCATGAACGCGATGACGCGCACTTGACCGGTGGCAACAGCGGTGTCACCGACGGTGGCCAGCTTGACGTCAATCGTGTCAGCCGCCGAGGCCGGGTTCACAGTGTTAGCGCCGAACGGAGCAGTACCGTTGGTGCCGACCGCCAGGAACCCAGTGCTGGTCGCGTCGCCGCCGTCGATGAAGTCGTCACCAGCAGCAATGTCGATGTCCAACGTGCAGACAGAGCTATTCGCAGCGACAACCACTTCAGCAGCGGCACCATGCAGCATGGTGTTGGCCGGGACATCGATCACCTGAAAGATGTCGCCAGCCGCCAGAGCGGAGCCTTTCGCGGTGGTGGCCGCCGCAAAGTCGAGCGTGAACTCGACCGTGTACGGCATTTGAGCACCCATGCGAGCTTTGTGGTTAATCGAGGTGGCAGCGCCGTTGTCAACGCCACCCACAGTCATATCAACAGTAGCCATGATTTACCTCCTTAACTGTGCAAGTTATAGGCGGCAGTCACAATCGCCTCGGGGCGGAGCAACTTGCGGCCATAGAGATGCAGCCCACGGACAACGTCGCTGAACGAATCGTTGTCACGGTAGGACTCAACTTTCTCGATCTGCGAGGCAGTAGCGACGGCCGAGTCGTGGCCGGCGATGACGACGCCGAAGTTCGAGGAAGAGCCAGCAGCAGCAACGGTGCCAGGACCGGTGCCGACCGACGGCAGGTTGTTGGACATGTACAGACGGAAGCCACGGATCAGGCCGGAGATAATTTGGCCGTTCCGCAGGATGTCGCCAGCGTCTTGCCCACCAGCAAAGTCGTTGTTCAACAGTTTGCTGTTTTCGTCATTCAAGATCTCGGCAAAGACCGGATCGATGACAACCCAGCGACCGTCGCGGTCGACGTTTTGCTGATCCAACTTGCGAGCCATGCGGTTCAAGACCGCCAGAGCCGACGAGTTGGTGCTGGTCACGGTCGAGGTGATCGGGATCGAGTTAGCGGTGGTCGAACCGATACCCATGTCGGTGGAGGTCAGCTTCATGCTGTTAAGCAGGCCGTCGGCGTCGACAGTGCTGATCGGATCGGTGCCGGCTTTGTCACCAGCAACACGGGCCGTATCGGCGTTCGAGTGCAACGAGCCTTGTTTAAAGCCGGCCATGTAGCCCAGAACTTCTTGGTCGTATTGATCGCGCAGGCGGTAGCCGGCACGGTCGGTGGCCAAGGACTCGAAGTTGACGTGGCTGTGGGCTTCTTCGATGTCGTCGATTTTGAAAGCGAAGTAGTTCGCCTGGTCGACGACGAGGGTGAAGTCTTCATCGTCCAACTCTTGCGGGACGATTTGAGTGCCGCGCGAATATTCTTGCACGGAGATCTCGGGTTCTTTAATGATACGGACGGTGTCACCGAAGTTAGCGATCTCACCGAAGTAGTCGCTGTTGGTGATGTCCTCGACAACGCTGGTCTTACGAAACGCCTGCTGGACCTTCTTGCTGTAAATAATTGGCGAGAAGTTACCATTAGGCAGGTTAGCGTAACCAGCGGCTGAACGGAAAGCCATTGGTTCCTCCTATGGTTGTGCTTTCTGATAAAGTCCAGGGCGTTCGTCACTTGCTGGGTGTCCGCAAGGCGGGGCCAGCGTGTCGAAGGGTAGCTAGGCTTGAAAAATAAGGTAATGTGGGCTGCGTAGCTCGGATTACTCGACGAGGGACAACTTACAATTGTGTTGACAGTTTATAGTTATACTAATTTTTGCAGAACTGTCAAGTGTTTTTTAGCGGGCGGCACCTGTGATGTCGAAAACGAAGGTGCCGGCACGGATCGACTCTTCGATATCGTCGGCCAGTCGCTCATATTCGCGCTGCGACATCTTCTTAACCATCGACTCGGAGTACTTGCCGCGTTGACCGGCCCGCTCATCGGCCTGGCTGCGACCGCGCGGCTTGACGGTTTCGGCGGCATCGGCCTTTGCAGACGCCTGCTTTTTACGCGATTTGACCTCTGCTTTATAGAGAGTCAGCGCCTTGGAGCATGATACGGCATCGTCTTCGTTGTCGTAGAGGGCACTCTGTACCCACTTCGGCTGCACGGACGCCCACTCGTGAAACTCAGGGTCCTGCCGGATCTTGTCGAAGTCAGGGTGCAATTCTTTTAGCTCCTGCTCTGCCTTCTGCCGATTGATGTTACGGCGCATGTCTTTGAGTTGCGCCATCTCTTTTTCGAGCGACTGCGCGGTCTCTCGGGACTTTTTAAGAGCGATGGTCTCTACCATTTGAGCGACGTCAGGATATTTGCGACTCCACTCTTCTAGCTCATCCTCAGTTTTCGGCATACGCATCTCTTTCTTAGAGATGGCATCTAACTGCTCCTGCATACGCGCGAGTTCTTTTTTATGTTCTTCTTGCTGCTTTTGCGAGTGACGGCGCAGATCACCGTAGCGTTTTTTGAAGGTTGCCTCTTCGGCATCTAGCCCGGTGGTATCGTCGTTGTCCGGGTCTTCTACGCTCTCTTGCTGATCGCGAGCGTTACGCGCTTCAATCAGTTCTTGTAGCTCTCGCTCTTCATCTTGCGCTCGGCGATATCGGCGCTTCGCCTGTACAACGTGTCCTTTTACGGACGGGTT